TTAGTGTCACAAATACAAAAACATACAACAACAACCAGTATTAATGGGACTTACAGCCCATTTTTTTTACCGCCTCCTAAGCAGTTTTTGGGAGTTTTGCCCTCGTAGTTTAATGGATAGAATAGGGACCTCCTAAGTCTTAGATGCTGGTTCGATTCCAGCCGAGGGCACCATTTAAACCCTTTATTTATAGTGTTTTTCTAACTTCACCAGTTTTTTATCTATTCAAATCCTCGTGTTAAACACTGGTTTTTCTTGGCTAATGTCAATGGCGTGTCACATGCCCTAAAAACCCCTTAAATGTCACATTTAGTGTCACACCCTGCAAAGCCTAAAATTAGCTGTAACCCCACCCAAATATGGCCACGCTTATGGTTTCTGGCCCCAGGCTTTGCGCGTGGCTGTATATCTTGTGCATTTTGTGCAAATACACACTAAAACCCAAAGCCCCCGTGGCGCGGGTTCTAGCGCCCTAGATTGCACTATTTAAAACATGCACAAAAATGGTTCAAAACAGGCTCGAACAGAGGGAGGAGGAGCGTTTTTTTCCCTGGTTTTATTTTTTCGGCGTGGTTGCTGGGCTGTGGGCCTGCTGGCAAATGATAGGTGTTATCAATAAGGTAAAAACCAAATAACCATTGGCTATAGCCAAGTTTTATAAGCACCCACACGACTGAAAAAAAATTACAGGCATAAAAAAAGCCCAGGGTTTTAAACCTGGGCTTTTTGTTTGCTACTTATCTTATTTTGTCATGCCATCCACTTTGGTTTTCACTGCACCAATGTCTGTGGCGGCCTTGGTAAATTTAGCCAGGTTAACTGGTGGGCTACTTGGCGAACCTGGGGCCGCGCACGTTACGGTTAATGCTGCCACCTGGGTAAATCCATCTGATACCGCTTGCATAAAATCACTGACCAATTTTAAAAGGTTGTCTGTTTCTGTGCCCAGGTGAATTTTAGGGGCGGTTTGTTCTAAATTCTCAGTGGCTTTATCAATTATGTTTTTGCCTGCGCTTCGGGTTATATGCTCACCGGCCATTTGGTTAACGCTGCCCAGGGCCAATATGTTTGCCACTGTGGTTGAAAGTAAATGTATGGCGCTGGCTTCTATTTGTTTTTTTCCGTCTATGTCTTCAATTGAATGTTGAAGCACTCTTTTAATTTCTTCACCCAGGGTTTCAATTTTCTTGTGGGTTTCTATTTCGTGGGTGTGGCTTTTGTCGTTTATGTTGGCGTGGGTTTCTCGCTTCCAATTGCCTGAATTATCCACGGTTTGTTTTACGCTTTCGTCTTGCTGCCATGCCATTGTGTGTTCATCAATCCAGGGCAAGGCTTGACGATCACCCAACACAGAACGCACAAACGGCCTTTCTGGTGAACCGTTTAGCCAGGCTAATTCAACAATAGTGCCCTTTTGTGGTAACGCAAAAAAACCGCGCTCACTACCGCCGCCCATAATTGATACGGGCACGGCGTCTAATTCAATGCCGGTGTTTTTATATTCGTTATTTAATAACACAACATTAACCGCAAAGCGCGGGCGGTAATTATCATTTATGCCGCCATTGGCTGGCGCATCGGGTACGGCTAACACTTCGGCCATTACTGGCAAATGATAACCGGCGGCCAGCTCTGGAAATTCACGGGCGACTTGTTTTCTAAAATCTTGATTCATTGAATTGGCCTTAGTGTTTTTTCCCAGGGGTTTGTTTGCCATTTAAGGCGCATTTCTTCGCCGCTGATTTCTAAGCCGTTCACATAAAAAACCTGGCCAGCAATTTCTATTTGCACACCAGGGCGCAACCTGGGGGCCAAAGGTAACGTGCCGCCTTTTACGCTAATTGATTTGAACCTGGCCATGTCTAATTTAATTCGCTTTTGACCGGCCACTGATTTGTTTGATTCGCCAATGTAAATTTGTCCGTCTGCCTGTTGTTGCCAAACGCCGTTTTCTACTTGCCACATATTTAAAATACTATCCATGGCCATATAGCCGCCGCCAATATGTTGAAAGCGGGCCATGGTTTTTTTAGTCCATTCACTGTTTGGCAAAATAAATTTAAGACCAGTTTTTTTGCTTATTTCTTCTAACACCTGGGCCGGTGTTACATGGCGTAAATTTAACGCAATACGCCTATTTAAAAATGCGGATAGTTCACGGCCCATTACTTTAAACAAACCCGCTTGCAACTGAATAACGTTTTCAACATAACCCAAAAAAAGGCGGCGCATATCATGGCCCGCCATCTTGCCATTTATTTCTAATAGCTCACCTTGGCTGGGCGCTGTATCTGTGGCCACGGTTAAAATACAGCGGCCAGGGGTTTGCATTTCAAAACTGGAAAAATCACTTTTTAAAATAACCTCGCTTTGGGCTATTTTAAGTTGTTTGGTTATTTTCATTTTTCAGGCTCTAACAATGTTTCCAGCATTTTCATTGTGTCCCAAATAAAACCATGGGTTTCTGTAACGGCGCTTTCTTCGCTTTCTGTTGGCGCGCTTATAGCGGTGCCGGTTATGCTGTCGGCCACTGGGCTCGTTTGCTCTGCCTTGCGGGCTTCTTTGGCTTCTGCCACTGTATTAAATTGTAATAAAGAAAAGTTCACGTTCCAGGCTTCATGCTTGGCCATGCGCTTGTAATCAAAATCCCCATTAAAAATAACTTCTCTAATATCACCCACGTTGGCGGTTTTATCGTCAATGGTATAAACCACACGGGTTAGATCATCGTTTAGGGCTTCGGCAATTTTAACCAGTTCTTTTAAGTGGCTTTCATCCTCAAACAAGGCCAAACCACTTATGCGTAAAACCTTCGGCTTGGTGCCCTGGTTTACCGTATCACTGGCGCTGGTATTGGCCCCCACGCCTTTATTTTTTAGCTTTAGCTTTACCGCCACATTTAAACTTTTTAGCTTTAGTTCAAAGGCTTTGCCATTGGCTTCTAAAATCATAATCCTAAAACCTCAACTAACGGAGCCAGGTTGGCCGCCTCACCACCAATGGCCAGTAAACAACAAAGTGGTGCGTTTTCATTTGGTGGCGTGGTGTCTCTTAACTGCGCATCCAGGTTACCGCCGGTTAAATACAAAACATTTTCAATAGGCCCGTTTTGATCTGCAATTGATTCAACCTTGGTTTTTATTTCATCTAACCTGGCTAAACGTTTTGCTTTGAATTCTTCCAAAATGGTTTTTGTGCCCTGGTCACTGGCCACGGCTTCGCTTACTGCTAAATTTTGTTTGGCATACAGCAACGAAGAAAACGCGCCCATTTGCTCAATGGCCGCGCCTTTTCTGTCGTCTGGTTTAATACCTGAAATAAAAACCTTTGTGGTTTCGTTTTCGGCCAAGGCTTGTGCCTGGCGCAACGCTTTGGCTAAATCCGCATGAGGGAATACAGCCAGCAAGCTTTCAAGTTTAGTGGCTAGGTTTGCCGCTTTATCAGCGGCCACCATAAACACCAAGCATGATTCCCAGCCAGCAAATTGCATTTGATCTGCCAGGGCGGCTTGGGCATCACCAGGACTTAACCAAAAATTTGCGTTTTGCTTGCTGCCATTAAAGGTGCCTTGGTGCCATGGACTAATTATTATAAATTGAACTGTACCCTGTAACTTTAAAAAATCACCTCTACGCTCACCATCTGACAAGGCATCGTCTGATATTGAATTTATATTGCTTATGTTTTCTGGCACCGGCAATAAATCAACCGCCAAACGAATTGAACGGTTAACAGAAGTAGAAATCCATACACTACTGCTATTCTTTGAAAAACTACCCCACATAACTACACACCACCTTTTTCAATTTTTATTATTCAGCAAGCGGAGATATATAAACCGTTCCAGAAACATTTGTTGCCTGAACCAAAATTGAACTATAAGCCGGTGTATACGTTGAACCTGTATGCAAAAGTAGATTGCCAGTTTCATTAAACACAATGGCATTAGAATGAGAATTTTTCTTTAACAGAACGCTTTCACCATCTGCAAGCCCGTTAATATTATTAATATCCCCATCACCATTTAGAACAACCACGGAAGTATTTAAAACATCTATATCTCCAAAGCTAGTTATTGTTTTTCTAGCTCCCTTACTAATACTTGGCCCATAAGCTTTAGGAATCCCCGAACCATCCATTCTAAAATCATAATCATTTGAGCCATCAAAATTATCAAAAATATTAATATTATGCGTTGTCCCTTCTGGAAAAGTGACCTTATCCAGTAATGATTCAGCCCGCACAAAAGGAACACCGCCTGTGCCCTTTGTGGCTATATTTCTAGTTATGGTTACGTCCTGGCAATTTGCTTCAATATTTATAAGTTCTGAACCCATCTCAGAAGCCAAACCCGTTGTCGTGTTATTGATTATGCTAACACCATGGGTATATTGCCCAATGTAAGCCATCGAACCTTTTAGCCCTGTAAATTCATTGTCTTTAAATACTAAATCAGCATCCTGAGTATTTACAAAATCCGAATGACCCGAAGACTTGCCCACACTCAAACCTCGCACACAATCAATGCAAGTATTTCCCGAGATAGTTAAATTCATATAATTAAAACCGTCTTCTTGCTTTGACCATTTAAACGAAAGGTAAGCATTTCTAATTGTATTTCCAGAAACAACCGCCCCCACAGTATAACCATCAGCCATGGCAATTCCGTATTTATTAGTGGTTAATATTTTGCCTTGGGACTTAGACGAAATATGAATATCATTATCCTTACAAGAACCTTCACGGCTTCTAATTGATATACCTCTAACCGAGTTTTTAGCCACTCCGTTTTTTATGGTTGTTCCAATGCTTCCGTCATGGGAAGTGACTGGGTTTATTTGTGCATTGTATGTAAACCAGTCTGTTACCGTACAATCTACAGACGGCGTATTTGTATCTTCACTAGCTATATTAAAAGTAACATCAAAAGCCTGAGTGCCGTTTGTAGATTCACACCCAGTGAATTTACAATTGTGGCCAGACCTAAAAATAAAATCATTATGCTTATAATAATCATACCCGCTGCCACCAGCGCTGCCATAAACAAAGTCTTCCATACTGTGTTTTGCTTTACACTTAACCCCTTCACACCCATAACTATTTGCTATTTTTAATGCCGAGCCAGCTTCAATGCCATGGTCAACGCTTATATTTTTGGCCGTGCAATATGCGCCCCATTCAAAAACAACCTTATCAACATCACCAATAAAGTTTTGTGAAATATTAATATTCTTTAACAGAACGCCTTCAACTGGGTTCACTTTCCGCAATGTTGAAATCGTTCTAGTTCCGCTATTCGGTAAAGCATATAGAGGGTAATTATCAAACCGAGTGCCCGTGAATATCTTAAATACCGTGCTAGATATAACAGCGGACACTATAACGAACTCACCAAAAAATGATTTATAATTAGCGTCATAACCAAGGGCCATTTCTCCCGCATCCGTCGACAAACAATTTATACTGCTTTGCAAAAATGCTAAATCACCACGAGCCAACCCATGTGCGCTTTGCGTGGCAATCTCAATTGTCCCTTCTTCGGTAATCGCAACAGACAGAGGAACTTCAGAACCAACACCACCTAAAACACCCAGCCCCGCCGCCCCGTTATTTAATATAACCTCGCAAGCATTGCCGTTGAAAATTTGATTTGATTTAAAATTAATTCGTTCCGATAGATTAATTTTATCGGTTGCTGCTGCATTTATCGTAACCGCATCAAGTGCCGAAATAATGTTTTTAAAAGCTTGGGTGTCATCTGCTACACCATCAGCCTTAACACCACCTTGTTTAATATTGATTTGCCCATCTATTATAAGTTTTAGCTGCAAGCCATTAGCGGTATCATGATATAGAACGCCATCACTAGCCCCAGTATCACCAGCTACACAAACATATTCACCAGCCCCACCGCCGCTTTCTGAAAAGTAGCCATCAATACTTATTCTTTTACCCACATATAGGCTTATATCCTGGCAAGCTTCGTCAATATTTTTATAAGGCTTTATGAATGATAAATTCCCTTTATGCCAAACCTGGAAATCTTCTAAAAGGTTAATGCGGTAATCTTGAATATTGTCTGTTGAAAAAATTCGACAAATTTCAATTACTGTATGCTCAACCCCATCAGACACATAATCTTCAATATCTTGCCCAGCATTTAGAACAACCAAAAAAGAGTTTTCAACGCCCCCCATGGTTTGATTTTGCGAGACATCAAGCCACACCGTTTGCGGCACACTTCCAGGCAAAAGAACATAATCACTTTCTAGACTTATAAATAAACCACCTATGCAGGCTTCACCAGACCTTAAAACATAATCACTACCATTAAATTCACACTTAAAGGCGTTAGTAATAAAAGCAGTTCTACCATAAATATTTTTAATTGATTTTCGCTGCAACCTATCCATGGCCACCAAACGGGCGGTGTAATCAATCTGCCAGGATTCAGCACTTATATTAATGCCGGTAACATCGGCGGCACCGTTAAACTCAATGGCAAAATTCTTGGTAATCACATTGCCAATGATTGGGCCAAGTGTGGCAATCTTACTTTGTGTGGGTACATAGGCCACCGCCACTAATACGCCGTGCTCGCTGCTATACAAACCCATCCAGTTAAAATCAAACGTACCCTGGTCGCTGGTTAACACCGTTGAATACACCACTGTATTGCTGGTTAACATGCCGTCTTTTGTTATAGGGTTAGTGAGCTGTATGTTTTCGGCGCTGGGTAAGGTCTGACTACGATCAGGGGTTAACGTATCGTCCAAACCATTAATGTTAGCAAAAATGATTTGATCAATAATTAGGTTTTGCCCTGCCTGTTGTTGCTGGGCAATTAGGTTTTCACCTGCAAATGTAATAACTGGCATGACGCCCCCTTAAATTTTTATAGCTTTGCAATTAGGTTTTGTTCGGTATTACCAAAGTGTTGCGCCCGAACATTCATTTTTAATACGTATTGAGAAAACCATTCATAGCGGCGGCACGCCAAGCCGTATTTCGCTATCATAATATTTAATAGCTCAGGATTATCAGCAAGCGTTTTATCTTCAACCTCCATTTGTATAATGTCCCATTCACGCCCTGGCACATGTTCATGTATTTCTAATGCACCCAATTCCATACGCGCCCAAATGGCTTTAAATCCTGCCAAGCTTCCCGCGTCCCTGGCGTTTTGATATGCAAACTTAACGCGCTTTCTGTACAACCATTCTGGCTCAGCATTAAAGCGGGTTATATCACGCTCCCAGGCAAACAAATCAACAATGCGAATGCTTGTGGTGTCTATGTCAAAACTATTTAGCGGGTATGTCACCCAGTCTTTTACCAGGACAAACCACGCGGTTAAAAAGTCGGAGTATTTTTTTAGATGGCCGTTTGCCATCCAAAACGGTAATTTTATTTTGTCCATATCCATTACAGTAATGCCCCCGCCGTGAGTGTGAGCGCCCCCAATTGCGCAATGTCGTTATTACTGGTTATGTCACCACGGTTAAATTCGATTGATTCAACGTCTGGGTATTTTCTTAAAATAGAGCCAGCCAGGCGCGACATACTAAAACGGCTAAAGGGCCAGGTTTGCGTTACGTCAAAGTCGTTGTTTTCTCTAAAGGCGCAACGAATCATTTGTTCTACGTTATTAAATAGCGTGGCCGCATCAGCGGCGCTCATGCCCGCTGGAATCCAAATAGTGCCCCCCAGGTCATAACTAATAGACGGCATGGCGAACACTTGCATGTCATCCCCTAAGCCGTGGTGCCCTTGGTTTGTTATGTAATCGTTTACTGTGTCTAGGTAACTTTGCGCGGGCGTGTCTAAATCAAACAACACATAGGCATTGGCACTGCCTGGGCCACGGGGGGCCAGTGTGTAATCAATAAAAATGCGGTCGTATGCAATGCCCACGTTTTCACTAATCATGGTTTTATAAACGCTGGTCACATGATGGTCGGACACACTTGAAAAATGCCCTCTAATGCGGGTTCTAAATTGCTCGTCTGTTTCTTTGTCGGCCCCTGGTGTGGTTAGCCAGTTTTGATCATTTGTTACGGCACTAATGCCCGCGATTGGCTCAGCCAATACGATGTAATAATTATCAGCCAGGTTATAAGCGGTGCCGCTTTGTTCGGCTTCTGCTGTTACCCATAAATCCAATTCACCTGGTAAAAATTCACCAAGCTGTGTGGTTTTCACCTTGTACACGGTGCCATTTATGTTGGTGGTGTGTACCCAGGTTCCCAGGGGAATACTTAACGAACCGGCGCTGTTATCACGGCTAAATTTAATTAGGCCCTGGGCCTTGGTTGCGTCTTTTCTTGTTAGGCCATGTGTCCAGGCTAATAAATCTAAAAAGTTGCCTGTGGCGGTTTTTACAAACTGGTTTGGAATAATGCCTTTAATAATAAATTCAATAAGCCAAAGCACCGGCACCACGGCCACCAGTCGCAACCAACGCCACCACACACTTTGTTCGCCTGGGTTTTTAAACACCAAGCCTTCACCCTCGGCCATTTCTTCAAACTTTTGTTTAAGGCCGTCTTCTGTGGTGGGTATGCCCGCCGCTTCCATAGAATCGGCGTAATACTGTTGGTTGTCGGTTAAATTTTCTAAACTCATAAACTGGCACCCAGGTTAATTGGCCCAAAATCCGTGTCGGCGGTTATGTAATATTTTTCTAAATCCACGCTGGTTATGTCACTGCTACCAGGTAAAACCCTTGGGTCTGCTTCTACTAAAATTCGTAACTTATTTAGCATGATGGCGCGCTGGCTTTTGCTGCGCTCACCTATTAATTTTTCTAACAAACCGCTTTCACGTATGGCGTGCCTAATGTCCTGGTCGATCACATCACGGTCATAAATGTAAACAGGCTGGCCAAACTCGTTAAGTTCTAAATCATCGTTTGTTATTTTTAAATCAACATACGTGGGGGTTAAATTATCCACCTTGCATGGCTCCCCATTCTTCCATTGCTTCTGGGCTTAGCCCGCCCTCTGCGTTTATGGTTACATCACCAAAGTTAACGCCACCACCTTGCATGGCCGCTGCAATTTGACTGGCCAAGCCTGGGCCATTGTCTTGTGTGTTATTAATTGGGTTAACCGCTGCAATGTTTTGGTTTTGATTTACGTCAACCTCGCCGCTTACATCACCAAAACCAAATAAACTCTTAAGGCTTTCAAACTTGCTGGTTAATGTGTCTAACCAGCCTAATATTTCTTTGCCCCATTCTATGTTTTTAAATAAGTCGGCCAGCTTTCCCCACCAACCAAACAAACTGCCCACCGCTGCGATCAAAGCAACAATGGCCAACGTAATCACCGCCACTGGGTTTAACATCATGGCCACGTTTAAAAGCACCATGGCCACTTTTGCAGCCCCTAGCACACCGTTTAATAAAATGATTGAGCCTTTAAGCGCAAGCGTGGCCATACCAAAGGCGGCCATTGCGGTTTTGCCTAAACCCAAAATAATTGAAAACAAACCCGTGGCCGCGCTCATGCCTAAAATGCCCAGGGTTAACAGCCCCACCCATTTTGTTATGTTGGGAAACTCTTGTGTCCAACCCGTTAGGGTTTGCAAACCACCACCCAGGGTTTCTAATAAATCGTTAATGGTGGGCATTAGAGCCGTGCCAAAACTTATGCGCACCGCTTCGGTTACGGATTGGAATTTTTCCCAGGGGTCCACCATGGCCTTGGCCATAACTTCGGCGTTTTTCATGCCGTTAATATTGCCCAGGGCGTCCATGCTTTTACCCAAGCCTTTTGTTTTGCCCATTAATAGTTTTATAAGACTTACAGCTTCCTGGCTGCCAAAGGCTTTTTTAAGCTCTAGCCCTTCCATTTCGTCAAAGGTAGAACCAAATTTACCTTTCAACTTATCCATGATGGTTAGCATGGGTAACAAGCGGCCCTGGCTATCGGTAAACGTTAAACCTAATTTATCTTGCGCACCGGCCACACCTGCCAAAAAGGCTTTGTATTTTGTGCCCGCTTCACTGCCAGACATAGTGGCTTGCAAGGTACCTAGAATGGCCATCTGTTCGTTTATGGCCACACCACTGGCCGTGGCATTAGCACCAATAGAAGTAAACGCCGCACTCATTTGTGCGCCGTCTGTTTTGAACATTTGCACAGCCAAAGCCGTTTGGCCGGTTAGCTGCTCAACCCATTTGGCTTTTCCCATGGCGTTTGCCTGGGTTTCAAAAATGCCAAACATGGTGCCCATGTAATTTGTAATTGTGGCCGCATCGGCTTTGGTGCCTTTGGCCAAAATGTTTGAAGCATTTGTAAAAGTTGCCAGCTCACCATTATTTAAACCGCCAATGGCGCTTTGTATGTCGTAACTGGATTTTATAAAGTCGGCGGCGCTTTCACCGTATGCCGTAGAAAACTTTAAACTTTCTTTGGTTAGGGTTTTTATTTCGCTTTCAATGACGCCCAGACTTCGCACCTGGCCTAACGCCTCTTCCACATCGTAAACAGGCTGCATAAAGGTTTTAATGGCAATGCCAGCACCGGCTAAACCAAACGCCCCACCGCGAATAGCATCAAAACCACTGGTGGCGTTTTGCTTCATGCCATTTATGGTTTTATTAATGCTGGCCGCTGGCGCGCTTACCATGTCGGTAACGCCAATGGTGAACATTAATTTTTCTAGGGCGCTGGTGCTCATTCTTTGCCTTTAAATGCTTTGGCTACGCCGCTTTGTACGGCCTGCTCAAATTTTGTGATTAGCTCCTGGTAAAACCAGGAAGCCTCCCCCATGGTTTGGGGGCTTGGGTCTGAGTCACCAAAAAACAATTTGGCCAACGTTGTTACCTTGGCCAAGTCATTGTTTTTTAATCCCTCACAAACCCTGTTTATTTCTTTACGGTTAATTTGATCTCTGGCTTAAACTCCGCCGCCACAAGAGACGCAAGCTCAATGCTTAACCCTTTGTCGCACAAATCAATAAGCGCCTCTTCCTGGCCCTTTTTAATGCACGATGTTAAGAAGTTTTCAGACGGGGCCACTTTATTTTGTGGCAAAAAATCATTCTGAAATTTATTAAACGGGCCAATGCCCACGTCAAAATTTAATTCAGTTTCACCGGCTTGAATGGTTACTTTCTTTTTAGCTGTATCAGCCATGGTTAACTTTCCTATTTGTGTATTGCGTCTGTGAAGCCTGCCCACAACATGGAACAACCCCCAACAATGAATAAGCCAATTAAAACTAACTTGGCGTGCTTGGTTACGGTTTCGCTTGCCTCGCGTTGTTTACGGGCAAACGCAAAATCCTTTTGCACTTCTATGGGTTCATCAATATTCAAACCCAACTTCAAAAGTGCGTTGTTAGTGCCTTTTTCGGCGCTGGCTTCAATGGCCGCTTTGATCTCGTTTAGCTCTTCGGTCTTCATAAGCCACCGCCTTTAGCAAGCCCCGTGATTCAAAGTCTTTTAAAATATCCGTAACCGTGGACTGGTAAATATTGTTTGTACTTAACGTGGCTAACCACTTCAAACAACCGGCCACCACTCGCGTTAATAAACGCTCAAAAATAATGCGCCAACCAATCTGGCCAAGCATAGCCAGCAAAATGTCACCGCCTAATTTAAGCACCACACCAGGGCCACCCAACAAAAGCGATTTAAGCGAACCACCTAAAAACAAAGATTTAAGCCACTGCATTTTCATTACTCCAAACATAGGTTTTAAAATCGTTTAAGTACTTGTCAGCACTGGCCGCGCCTTGCTCAGTGTTCCAATATTTTTTGGCATACTGGGCTAAGCCTTCCAGGTCGTCTGGCTCTGGCAATGGCTCTGGGAACGACCATAAATAAACACGGGCCATGGCCGCTGCAAATTCCACATCAATCACCAGGCGTTCAAGCGGTGTGTTTAAATTCACCGCTGGGAACGTGCCTTTTCGTTTTATGTAACCCATTACAAAATCAAAGGTGGCTGGCTCCATTTGGAATAAACCCAAAGCAGGGCCGCCCTTTTGCTTGCAGTAGGTAAAACCGCCGCTTTCATGGGCTGCGATCATTAACAACAAACGCACCACACTTTCACTTTGTGGCAAGTTAAAACGCTCTAGCGCACGTTCAATGGCTGTGCGTATGGTTAGGCCAAGTTTTGTCATATTTTTATTTACCTGGTTAAAATTAAATTAAGCTGAATTCTGAACTGTCGGCATAAGGCACGCCGTTAATCCAAACAAAGTCAGGGCTGGTTACATCGTATTCAACTTCTACGGTGCTTTTATCTGTGCTTTTTGGGTCAACGTTTAACACGCTGGCCAAGCGCAATTTGCAACCGTGGGCGTGTACTTGCATTCCCTCTTTACCCCGTGCGCCTTCACCCATGGCAAACGCATCAATTGGAAAAGGTGGTAATTTATCCCAAGAACCCGCCGCCGCTGCTGCTGCGCTTAACAACATAAAATTAGAAATATCTAATTCCATTTTGCCGCTGGCTTTCTTTTCACCTGGAATGGTGCCGTTTGGTAAAATGCCATCCATTGCCGGTGCGCTGCTGTCTTCAATGCCCAGCGTAAAGCTTTCAAAATGGACTTTGATTAAACCCAGGCGCACATCAAAGGCGCTGCCACTAATTCGATTCATCATAATTTTTTAACTCCTATGCCAAGCGGTTAAGGTCAAGGCTAATGTGTACGCCGATTTTTTTAGGGGAATCACCAGGGGCGGCTTTCATATAAATTTCAACCTCCGTGGTATTTACCCAACTAATAACAATGTCACCCTTTTGCGGGGTTTTAACCAAGCCAGGCTTTGGTTCATCGTTAATGGTGAAACTTTTAGCCGCTGTAAAAATTGGCTGCATAAAAAAGTTTTCGTGGTAGCTAATAGAGCTGGGCGAACTGTTAAGGCTTTTGTCTGCAATTTTTGAAATTGCTTTTAAACGCACACGGCGGGTAATGTAATCAAGCACACGCAAATTTTCGTATACTTTAAAATCACCAATGGCCACATCTAAGCTGGAATGATCCGCCCAGTATGTGCCCTCTAAACCTGTGTAGGTTTGCGGCACACTAAAACGGTTATCAGCTAAATCTTTTAAGTGCGCCATGGTTAGCGATAAACCGGCGCTATCTACTGGGGCCGCACCTAAGCCAACCACCGCACCCGATAAAACACGCATAGGGCTATCACCCAGGCTAAACGCATCATTAATCAAACGACCTACCACCACGCCTAGGTTGTTACCGTGTAACTGTGGCACCAGGTAAACACGGTGTGCGGCTTTATCGGTTTGCAATGCTTTGGTGGCGCTTGCATACGCCGCCCAGGTTTGCGAACCATCGTTACCGGCCACCGCCGCGTGAATGGTTATGTATTTGGCATACACGTTTTGTGCGGCCACACACGCGCCATGGTATAAATCAACATCATTGGCGCTGGCCATTTCATCGGTTAACACAACCAGTTCAACGTCAATGTCGTTAGGGGCGTCTAGTGCAAACTCTAACGCTGTGTCCCAGGTGTACGCGCCGCCGGTTGCTTTAGTTGGGATAACATAACCCGTAAAGTTTGGCCCAGCGTTTAACATGGTGGCTTCAATGTTGGTTTTTAGGGCGCTGTCTTCTGTGCCTAAAATGGCGTCTAAATCGGTTTGGGCATTGATTGAATGCACTAAATCAAACTGTGCGCTTGCGCCACCTTCACCAATAAATAAAACCTTTCGTTCAACGGCGGTAATGCCACCGCTTAACGTGTTGTCCTGGCTAATGAGTACCTGACCTGTTGCCATGGTGTTTCCCTCTTAACGGGCGGTTTTTACGCCGCTTAATATTTCGTTTATAAATCCGTCACCCAGGGTTTTTATTTCCCTGTGGTTTAATCCAAAAAATGGGCGTGCTGGTGTTTCTACTTGCCAACTGCTAGCCGCTTTTTTATCTAACAACATGCGCAGAACCAAACCCGCTTGGCCTAATGTCATATTGTCTTTAATCCATGCCTGGCTAACTCGTCTGGTTTTTGCATGGCCCTTACTTTTGCCGCTTTTATATTTGCCTTTGTTTAATTTAAAACCGGCTTTAATCAATGCCTTTGCCTGTTGTGTTGTGGCTGGCTCGTCATAATCAGGGCGGCCATTACGCCTTTGCATTTTGTCGGCGTTGTATTGTTCTTTGTGGCCTTCTTGCTGTGCGCGGGCAATTTTCCCCGTTAGGGTATTTGGCCAGGTTACTTTTGCTGTGTTTGGCCCCGCATACACTTTTAAATTTTTACCACGGGCCAGTTTTGTTAAAACCCGTTTGCCACTTTTACTGGCCTTAAATGCTTGGCCATCAACGGTGCGTTGCTGCTTTATGTTTTGCCTGGCTGATTTGATAACCTGGCGGCCCATTTTGCGGTGCCATTGCTTGCGCTTATTAGCCGGTAAATTTAACGCGGCTATTTGCTTTAATAATGAAGCACCGCCATTTTGTTTAATCGTAATCATTAGACTGTGGCATTAATGGGGGCCAAGGTGCCCGCCACATTTAACGAGTGCTCACCAAAGCCCCATTTTTTACCGTCATGCTCAATAGGGCTGTTTTGTACTTCCACCAGGTACACCGCTTCGCGCACACCAAAGGTAATTTCTATGTCTAAACTTTTGCCCTGGTTGTGTGGCCCAAATTCAATATCTAAACCGGCCAAGCCTTCACGATCACCCAGGCCATTTACAAACTGGTGGCAAAGCAGGCTAAGTAATGCCAGTGATTCATTTGGTAAGTTTTCAATAATTAGCGCCTGTCTATATTCAAAATCTAAGTAATGAAAACCCTGGTCTGTTTCTTTGTTGCTGCCTGGTTTAATTTGGCCGCCTTCCCCTAATAGCTCTATTTGGTTTTTTCTTATGTCGAGTAGTTTTCTATTATCTTCAATCACACATTCAAAGGCGGTTTGGGTTTTCATATTAAATGCACACCAATGGCCGGTTTGTTTTGAATGTACGCTACCGCTTTGCTGGCCATACGTTCGTAATTATTAGACAAGTTAGCCGCCTGGCTTGCGCTGTTTTCAGCGTCTGGCTTTCGGTCCATGTCTATTTTGTCTTTTATTAATTCGGCTTTTGCTTTTGCATAAACCGCCCGCTTGTAATGGGCTACTTTTACATGCTTGCCACCAATTTGTGGGGCGGGTATATCGGCCAGGTTATTAAAACCATTGGCCTGTTGTTCTAACGCGTAATCCAAAAGGCTTTGGTTTACTTCGTCACACGCATAAATCAGTTTTTCAACTAATAGATCATCACTAAAACTTTTAGAAATAGAAAACAGTTCGCAAAATTCAAACAAGTTAACCGCAACAAACCAGGCATCATTTGCAATTGCATCTTGGCTGCGTTGTGTTTCGGTACTTGGTGAAAATCCCATGTTTGACATTTTTTAAAGCTCTAATGATTTGCAATTAAAGTGTGGCCTTGGCCATGTCTGTTAATCTGTCTCACAAATCACAAACAACATGGCTAGGCCCACCCAGGGGTTAGGGTTCTTTTATTCGCCGCTTTCGGCTGTTAGTTTTTCAACGGCCTTGCGGGCTGTTTTTAACTTAATGTCTACTTTTGCTTTTGCCGGTTCGGCCTTGATAGCTAATTCAAAATATTTAACCGCGTTGGCCATGTCTTTTTCATCAAAGGCCATATTGCCTGCCAGCTTGTGAAATTTCATAACCACAACGGCTGGCAATTCATAATCATTTAGCAAGTCGTAAAACTGCGTAAAATATGGGCTGTTGCTTTTGCCCTTTTTATGCTCGGCTTCGGACCAGGCTAAAACCTCATCAAACACAAATGTAACTAATGGGCGCTTAAACGTTTTAACCATTTTCTGGTTTTGTTTTAACGCCACCAAACCCAAGCGGGTTGCGTCTGCAATGCGGCCCAGGTCAAACAACCAAAGCACCATGTAAACCAAAACAGGGTTGGCAAATTCTTTGCCCGCTTCTAAATAGGCTTCAATGTGGCCCATGTAACGTTCAACCAATGTTTTGCGCATTGCGTCGCGCTCTTGTTTTGGCTTAGCGTTTAATGCGGTTACATCACTTTCAACGGCGGCGGTTAACACTTCAAATTCGCTGTAATTTGTATCTGTGCTGGCATCGGGTGCGGGGGCCGCTGCTGTGTTTTCTTTTACGGCTTTTACGGCCTGGTCTTTTCTGACCTTAGCCATGTGGCGTTGCATTGGTGAAGTCATTTTGTTTTATTCCTGGTTCTGTTTAGTTCAATGCACAAAAACAACTTATGCACTCAAGTAAAAAGGGCGGGCCATTTTTTTAAGTGGCCCGCCAAAGGCCGTTAATTATTTGTTATACAAACACAACGTTGTCGGCTTCAATCGCTTTGATTGCTTCCAGGTTGCCAATTGCATAAGCATCGTTTGAACTCATGTAATCAACCACACAAGAAAGCGCGCTTTCTTCTTTAGTTGAACGGCGGGTTTTACCTTCTTGGAAATACAAGTGCAGGTTTTTAAGGTCGGTTACAACCATGCCGTTTACAGGGAAGCGGGGCACCTGAATTGCTGGCATACCACCATAGCTTTTGGCCATTAGGTGAATGTCTTTTTTCTCGCTTGGGGTTTCGCCATGGTCTGAATAGACCTTGTTTGAATCATAAGCCGCTAAACCAGAACCAATGATCACAACTTCATTGCCGGTGCGGTGCTCAACTGGAATGGATTGCAGCAAGTCATTTGCTAAACCATCCACGCTTTTATAATCGCCGGTTGCACCAATGCGAATTTGGTTAGCGGTTGAACCTTCTGTTAGGTAGTTGGCAGGTTTACCAGTGCGTAACAATTCCAACCAGCCAATGTTTACGTCTTGGCCAAGCGTGTTTGTTACTGGGTCGGTTGTGGCGGCGGCAGACGTACCATAAAAACCCACGGTAATGCGATCAAGCGCAATGGCGCTATAAACAAGCGGCATGTATTTATCCATCAAATCACCTAGGCGCGCCCATGCGTCTAGTGTTGAATAATCAATGGCCACGTCAAAGTTGGTTTGCTTGGTGTTCCACTTGGTGCCGTTAGGGCTGCCAAGTTTTTTGCCCTGGCGCGTGCCGGTTGTACGACCTGCCAAAATGCCACTAATACCTAGGCGCAATGCCTGGCCTTCACTATCGTCCACACCCATTACAGTGATTTTATTTAGAAAGTCATGGCTTTCTAAAATGGCGTCATTAAGTTTGGTTTCCATTGGGATAGAAACTTCAAAATTTTCTGTTACGTCACCGTCTGGCACCGCATAAGATGTGGCCATGGCCACTTGCATGGCTTTATATAAAAGCTTTGTTTTATTTTTCATTTAGTTTGCCCTTGTGTGCAAAGTTTAATGGTTTGTTTTTTTGTTTAAATTAATGGCTAATTAAATGAATTCTTTTGGTTCGCCAGCATCACCAAAGTTTTCACCTGGTGCGCGTGGCGGCTTTTCTTCTGTCAACTCTTGAACGGTATTTGTTAGGGTTTCAACCTGGGCCGTTAGTTTTTCAACTTCGGTTTGCTCTGGTTCTTCTGGGGTTTGTTCTTCCCCTTCTGGTGTTTGGCTGGCTGTGAATGATTCAGCCAGGGCAGTTACCGCACCCGTTACGCTTTCCAATGCTGCGGCTTGTGCCTGTGCCTGGTTTGCAAACATAGCTTCTAGTTTTTCAAATTGTTCTTTGGTCATTTCTTCGTCCTGGTTTATAGGTGCTGTTTTAAATTCAGTTTGCTTTTCAGATGCAAGCCAGGATTTAAAGCGCTCAAATAGACCAGCGTCATTTTCACCAGGCATGGTAAATAGAAAGGGTTCGGGCTGTGTTAATACGGCGTTTGAATCTTGCGCGGAAAATTTAAGCTGGCTAGTGCCCAGGCTTGCTGGAGTATCGGTTAGGGCCAAGCCTTTTAAATAGGCTTTGCCTGTGTCGGCAAATTTTGGCTCTACTTCAATAGAGAAAAACAAACGCTGGCTATTGCGATTCATTTCAATTAATCGAAAATTAGGACTAAGACGGCCCAATAATGTTGTTTTGCCATCTTTGCTTTTGCCTAACTTAACGTCTTGCACCAAACCAAAATTACCAAACCACTTTTCATGGTCCGCATTTATAACCGCTGTATATAATTCTGGGTCGTACTGTTCGGCGATATCAATTAACCATTGCTCTTTTATTTCTCGGCCATCAACTGTGGCACCGGCTGTGGCTAAAACTAAAAAATTGGTTAAAAGCATTTATAAAAACCCCTGTTGGTTTTCGTTTCATATTTCAAGAACTGCACTTTCTACAAATTTAAAAGGGTTTTCAAAGCCTTTGTGTTGTGGTTTTTTGTTAATCAATCAGCCACAAAACCCCACAACAAAAGCACCGTTTATTTTTAGTTTTGCTCTATAGAATGCGGTTTATGGATTACAGCGAAGAAATAAAAGACACCGTTAAAAAAATGGTAATACGCCAGGCTAGGGTTTCTGATATAGAAAGAGAAACCAAGGTGCCACGGCGTACCATTTATTCGTGGATAAAAAAACACAACTGGGACAACCTGGTAAAAACGGATGAAGTGCTAGACGCTTTAAACCGCCGCCTGGTTACGCTTATTAGAAAAGATGATTTAACCGAAAAAGATTTAAACATTATTGACCGCTTGCAATCGGTACGGGAAAAAGAACTAAAACTAAGAAGCGCGGGCAGCGAACAAATCATTTTAGAAGGTGCCCACAAACGCCAGCAAGAACAGCCACTAGATAAAGACAAACTAGACCAAGGCAAAAAGAAAGCCCGCAAAGGCAAACGCGGGAAAAATGATTTTACCGGCATAACACCCGAACAGGTCGAAAAAAAGTTTTTAGAAGGTTTGTTTGGCTACCAGGTACAAGCCTGGAAAACCCGCCACAAACGCAACCGCTTTATTTTAAAAAGCCGTCAAATAGGCTGGACCTTTTACAGTGCCCGCGAAGCCTTCGCTGACGCATTAATGACCGGCACCAACCAGGCATTTTTATCTGCCAGTAAAGCCCAGGCCCGACTATTCAAAACTTACATCACATCATTTGCCCAGGATTGGTTTGATGTTGAATTAAAAGGCGGCGAACAGATCACCATTCGCACCGACCATGGTGACGCCACATTATATTTTTTAAGCACCAATTCCAGCACGGCCCAGGGGCCAAGCGGCAATTTATATATAGATGAATGTTTTTGGATTAAGGACTTTGAAAAACTGCAAAGCCTAGCGGGCGGCATTGCATCCCAAAAACAATATAGAAAAACGTATTTTTCAACACCCAGCACAAAAAGCCATGGGGCGTATCAATTATGGTCTGGCGAACAATACAAAAAAATACAAAAGAAACGGCCCAACTTTAAACCGTTTAAAATGCCCACGGCCAAGCAACTTAAAAAAGGCGTGGATTGTGTAGACGGTATTTATAGGCAAATCATAACCATACATGATGCCCTGGGCGGCGGTGCCACGTTCTTTAATATTGAACAATTAGAATTAGAAAACGACCCCGACACATTTGCCCAGCTTTATGAATGTAAATTTATAGACGATACAAACAGCGCGTTTGTATTAGATGAATTATTAGCGTGTGGCATTCCGGACGCACGCTGGCCCGACTTTGACCCAAGCCAGGCGCGACCATTTGGCAACCGTGACGTGTGGATTGGTTACGACCCTGCCCGCTTGCAAGATTGCGCGGCTATTACCGTTTTGGCCCCACCGTCTAAACCTGGTGGCAAATTTCGCGTATTAGAAAAAATTGTTTTATACAAAGAAAGCTGGGCATTCCAGGCACAAACGCTTAAAGCCCTTAATGATAAATACAACATCACATACATGGGCATAGATATAACCGGACCAGGCCACGCCGTATTTGAAGAAGTGAGCACCACATTCTATAAAGCGGCTACGCCGATTCGATATAACAACGAATCTAAAACCACCATGGTTTTAAAAGCCCAGGATATTATTAGCAAAAAACGCATTGTTTGGGATGAAGCCCACACAGACATACCCATTGCCTTTTTGGCCATTGGTAGAAAAGGCACGGCCAATGGCATTAGTTATGTGGCCAAGCGTGACGCCAACGTTGGCCACGCGGATGTGGCCTGGTCGATCATGCACGCGCTAATACATGAAGGGCTAACCACGAATAGCAAACATACAAGCACATACGATTTAGGGGACGATTAAAAATGGCAAAACGCAAAGGCAACAAAAACAAAGTGACTGACAATAAAGCCGTGGGCGCAAAAGGAGCCACGTTTGACTTTACCTTTGACCCTGACCCCATAGCCGTTTCTAATATTTCTGAAATCTTAAACGTAACATATGACCCCCACAACAAAGTGTATACACCACCTTTGGCCCTTGGTGGCCTGGACACACTAACCAGGGCTAATGGTATTCACCGCCGCTGCTTAAACTTTAAATCAAACCAAATGGCCATTTGTTTTCAGCCTAACCCTATTGTTTCGTTGCGTGAATTTCGCCGTGCATCGTTTGAACTAGAAGCCTTTGGCATGTGCTATTTTGAAAAAGTGTTTACCCGCGCCGGTACAATTTCACGCCTAATACATTTGCCCGCCATTAATATGCGCCGCACCAAACAAGGCGGGTTTAAATTACTGGTTAAAAATGGGGATGACATCGAATACCAGGCGCACGAAATTTTAATGGCCAGCCACTACGACACAGGCCAAAGCATTTATGGTGTGCCGCAATGGATTGGCTCAATGCAAGATGTGTTTTTAAATTCGGAAGCCACGCTTTTTAGACGCCGCTATTATAAAAACGGTTCCCACCTGGGTTACATTCTTTACACCAATGACCCCAATATTGACCCCGCTGTTGAAGCAGCCTTAAGAGATAAAGTGGCCGCAGGCAAAGGGGCGGGTAATTTCAAAAGTGCATATATAAACATTCCAAACGGTTCAAAAGATGGCGTGCAAATTATCCCTATTGGCGATATTTCCCAAAAGGATGAATTTGAGAAAATCAAAAACATTTCCGCCAATGACATGGTGATTGGCCACGGCGTGCCCGCCCAACTGGCCGCCATGGCCCCAGGCGTAACCGGCGGTTATGGCAACATAGAAACAGAAGCCGCATGGTTTAGAAAAAGCGAAGTGGCCGCCCTGGTGCAACCACTTGAAGAACTAAACGAGTTTTTACCCGCCAATAAACATTTTAAATTTGACCTAAAAAAATAAATAAATATAAAACGTCAATTGGCACCATAGCAATTGGCTATAACATTTGGACAATGTAAAATGACTGGAAATAAAAAAAGGCTTAGGCGGGAAAACATGGCTAAAATTTTATGCCCACATTGTGAAAAACCTGTAAAAATTCGCACCAGTGGCCAAACCACCAAAACCATTCGAGAAGTAAGAACAGATTGTGTAAATGAATCATGTTTGGCCCGCCCTGTTTATACACTAAGTTTTAGTCATGATTCGCAACCACCACTATCACAGCTTAAAAGCCCTAGTGATTACATCAAAACCTTTCTTGACACATTATGTGATGAAGAAAAACAAAAGGTTTTAGATAGCCTTTAAAACCCAGCCTTTAACACCGCCATAAAAAAAGCCCTCCAGGTTCACACCAAGCGGGCTTTTTTTTGAATAACTATTATGCGGCAACCTTATCTAACCTCTCGCTAATATCTTGCAGTAAATCTACCAACCCTGCTTTGTCATCCTCATTTAATATTAAGTCCCCCTGCTGTGAAAAAAGGGCCGCTAATAAACCTAGTTTGCGCACTGTTTGTGCTGCCTGTTCCTGTGTTGCCATATCCGTTAACTCCGTGGGCATTGTTATTTGTAAACCTTATCTAAGGCGATTTAAGACTATAGAACTGGTTCTCACTATTCAAACCAGAAAAGGGCGTTGAACGCCCCTTAATAGAATGTTTGATTATTAGGGGCGAATTACGCCCCATGTGTACTAGCATTAAATGACTAATGCATTGGGATTATTTTATGTGTGCAAAAAAAACTAACCCCGACAAAGCAGAACTAAAAAACACCATTGGCCCCAACCTAACCAGGCTGATTAAAAACAGTGATTACAGCGCCAAACAACTGGCCGAAATTATTGGTGTGGATTATAGAAATTTTAATAGATGGAAAAGCAGCAAGGCCGCCGACCCAATACCGCCCAGCGAACATTTACCAAAATTGTGCAAGCTCTTAAATTGCAGCATTGACGATGTGTTTGATTTTGACCCGCAATTTACCCCGCAAACCTCAGAAGAAAGGCAACTTTTAATGGTGGCCAGAAACGCAAACCCTAATTTGCCCAGGCATCAAATTATTAATGCCATATCAATTAGCCTGGGGGGCATGAAAGCCGAATATAGAAAAGTGTGGTTAAACCTGGGGCGAATACTGGGGGAACTAAAATAAAAAAGCCCAGGAGTTTAAACCTGGGCTGTTTGTTTATCGCTGGGGCTGGTTGGTGTTTTCACTGTCCCAGTATTCTTTTTGCTCGTAAATACCTGGTTTAAGTGGTTTTACATAAATGGTGCGTTTTACATAAGGCCCACTTTCACCCTGCCATTTTATCATTTCACCAATAGGCCACCATTTTGGTTTCATCTTTGGTGTGCCATCTGGGTTAACCAATAACTGGCCCTGTTCGTTTTTAGCCTGGTATTCATCCACCACACCTAGAATGCGGCCTTTATCTAATGGTTGTGATTTACCGCCATACTGTGGGGCAGGTTGTTGTGGTGCTTGGCTGTATGCTGGGGCTTGCTGCGGGGCCTGGGCATATTGTGGCTGGGCTGGTGCTTGGTTGTTTTGATTTTGCATTTTATGTTTTCCTTTTTTGTTGTTTTTAAACTTTATAACACGTTAATAATGGGGCTATGCCGCCCCGTGTGGGGTTATTCTGCTGGCCTAATATTGTCGTCTGCCAATAAATCTTTCACTGTTGCTAATACTTGTTTTATTTTTTGTTGATCATAGGAATAAACCCCCTCGCTTAAATCTGTCACATTACTTTTGGTTTCATTTAGTGCGTTATAAATACCCACTAAATAATTAATTCTCTTTTGTTTTTTACTTGCCATTTTTAGTGCCTTTAAAATAAATTTCTAAATGGGGTTTTAGTTGCTGCCAGATTTTACGATCAATTAAAATGGATTGTGAAAGCTGTTGTATTAATACCTGGTCTTGGTTCTCTAACCCATAGTGAACAATGGTTTGTTCATCATCCTGGGTTATTACTGTGGCGGGCTTCATGTTTTGCCCTCACTTTCAAAACCCAAACGGCTTAACCGCTTTTTTTGGCTGGTTTGATAGCCGTTATCTAACTGGGTTATTTGGCCATGGTCTAACATAGTGATTTTCCCACCTTTGGCCAAAAAGGTTTTTGTGTCCTGGTTTAAATCGTTTCTTAATTTTTCATGTGATTTTAATGGCGTTTGCATTTTTATTACTCCTAAGCGGTTTTTAATAATGAATAAGTTTTTGTGTCTGGGCACTGGCTCACTATGTTGGCCGCTTCCAGTTCATTAAATGCGGTTTTAATAAGTGGATTTGATTTAATGCCGGTTTCTCTCATTACTTGGCGCACCCCTGGTGTTTCGCCAAAATCCCCCGCGCTTATGCGTTTTTTTATTACCGCTATTTTTTGCGCCATATCTTGTTTTTTGTTTTGGGGTTTTTCTATTGCTTCTTTTTTTGGTGTTTCAATTTTTGAAACGGCTTTTGTTTTTAAATCACGTTTATTTTGTGGCGTTACCGTTATGGCAAAACAAAGCAATGGGCATAAGTCCACCAACACCGCTATGGCATACCAAAGCCCCCAACGACTTTGGCCGCTAAATTCAGCCAGGGTCGCGCCACTGGTTTTGGCTTGTGGTTGTATTATTAAAAGCTTTTCGCTTGCTTGCTGGGCCATTTTGGTGGCTTGCTGGGCTTGGGTTAGTAGCCAGCCTTTGTCCGCGCTTTTATCAGCCGACTTAGACGCCAACCTTAATGCCTTGGCCTGGTCTTGATACTCCAACACCAAAGCCGCTTGGCTTTCATATTCACTGCTATTTTTTAGCGCGCTTTCTTGCTGGCCACTAAAGCGGCTTTCAAAAAAACTGGCTGTGCCTGAAACACTAATAAAAAATAAAACAGCAATGACACAAAATAAAACCATGCTGTTTACTATTTTATATTCACGCCAGGCATTCACCGCAAACGCTACAAATCCAAATTGGCAGCCCACTAATGCACCAGCGGTAATACCGGCCAGGGTTTTATCAAACACCGTTTGGCCGTAATCCATAAACAACATGACTTCACACACAATAGATACCAGGGCCAATACCAGCCCCAATATTAATATGATGGTTTTATTATTCGGTTTCATGCCTGGCCCCCTTGTGCCATTTTTTGGCTTAGTTCGCTGTAAGGTGCATACAAAACACACTGGGCATGGTCGGGCGTGGTTTTCTGGGCCACGATCATGGCCGCCCTATACACCATTTGTTCCAATGCTTGCACCACTTCAACTTGGCTGGCGCACTCCATTTGTTTTATAAATATCCCCAGGCTTTCATCTATTACCGCCCCGTGGTGGTTTGACGCAATCATTGCGGCCCCCTTATTTCATTTAGTAATTTTTTGATTTTTGTTTTAAAATTGCTTTCGGTTCTCATGGTTAAAACTTTTTCTAAAATTATTTGTTCACTGCGTTGGTGGCGTTTAAATTGGTTAATGTTCATGGTTCCTTTAAAACCCAGGTTGTTGGCGCAACCTGGGTTTTTTATTGCCTGGCTGTTCATCCTTTACCCCCTAATAAATCTAATTGGTTTAAATCCTTTTTAATTTTCAAGCTGTCATCTATTGCCACATTAATTGGGGCCAATAATTTTGCGGCTTTTAAACCCAATGGGGTTAGGGTTAATAAGCGGCGGCGGCCATCATCTGTGCATTTGTCTATGCGGATTAAGCCAAAACAGCGGCGGCCCCTTTGCCCTTCGGCTAATGTTTGGGTGTTAAACCAGGTGGTGTTTAAGTCCAGGTCTAAACGGTCGGCGGCTTCGCCAATGGCCACACCTGGGTTTTCGGCCACTTCACAAATAATGCGTTGCTGTATGCCGGTTAACTCTGGCCAAGCCTGGGCAAATTCATCTAACAAGGTTCTAACTTTAATCATGGGGTTTGCTCCTGGTTATCTAACTGGGTTTGTAACTCGTATAAACCGTGCATCATTTGCGCGGCTTCTTCTGGGTTCGTGGATAGTTCAAGGGCTTCTGTTCGAGTAAAGCGCTTGGCCATTACTGCCAGTGCTTTGGCTTCTAATGGCTCAAGCTGTAATGTTATTTTCTGCATGGTCTGCACTCCTGGCGGGGGCTAATTCCAAAATGATTAGGGCGTTATTAATGGCGGTATGCTGGTTACTATCCAGGTGGGCCAATTTGCTTAAATACACACGTCTAATTTCCAGCGGCCAGGTTAAAATTTGCAGGGCTTTAGCCTTGTGAAACGCGCCCCGCAATTCATGCCTGGCACCTGGGGTTTTCATGCTGGCTATGATCTTTTCACGGTCGCTCACGCTGCAATTACAAAGGTATTTGGCTAAATTCTGCTTTTTGCGGCTATTGGTTGTTATGTGTGCAATTTTCATTTTTTTATATCTCTTTTTGTCTCATGCTGCGGAAAACCCTAATTTTTCTAATTCGTGTTAAAACTCGGCTACACGCCACACCACTTGGGCGTTTAGCGATTAGAAAAAAACCTAATTTTTTCTAATCGTTTTCTAATCGTAGTGTTCACTTACTGCCTACCCCTTGCGGTTGCTCACTTCAAAAAAAGTGCGTTTTCTAATTGGTTCTAATTATTTTTCTAATCGGTTATTGTTTTGATTAGGTTTTAATTAGGTTTTTAATATCTTGTAAGTTGTTGTTTTATATAGGTTTATTAGTGTTTATTAGTATTAATTAGAGAAATTAGGGTTTTCCTAGCCCCCCTGCTGTTTCTTGGGTTTCTCAAAAACCCAGCAATGTTTGCTCTTATTTGTTAGCTGTGAACTCACGGGTTTAACATCCATAAACTTGTATTTTGTTGAGTGATTCAATAAACGCTTTAGCTCCTTAACTGGCGGTAATCTGTGGCGTAATTGCTCAGCCCTGGCGGCCACTTCATTTAGGTTTATGGCCACCAGTTCTTGATCTTTTGAATGGTTCAAAACTTCAACGTCCATGGTTTGTTGTGAATATTCGTAATTAAGATCTTTTTCGGTTTTTATATTTATGATTTCGTAAACACTCCAAAAGTTTTCAATGTCTGGGTGGTCGTCTGTCATGCGCTTTTGTCTATCAATGGCGCGGGCCATCATCATGTTTTTAACTTGCTCTCTTAGCTGCACCGCTTCATTACCAAACAAAATGTCTAGTGCATAAAAGCAAGCTGTAATCAGTGCGTGCACTTCCTGGATGCGAACCATTTTGATTTTTGGCTGGTCCCTAAATTCAGCCAATAAAACTTGGTAATGGCCAAGTATTGAGGCCATGATTTGCTTCTCATTCTTTAGGGCTTCAAACATAAACTTGCTGGCTTGCTCGTGTGACATATCACGAAACATTTTTAAAAGTTCAAAGCCTTCATTACTAAAATGGCTTTCGGTCCAGTGGGTATGCACAAAGCGGCTAATCATGGCTTTTTCACAATCCACCATGGCGTTTTGGGCAACCATAAAACCGCATTTAAACGGGGGTTCTATTGTTTCGCTGCCACCAGTAGGCAAACCCACACCACGAATAGGCCCGCCATTGAATGCGTCTTTCATTTCGTTAATGTCAAAAGCTTGTTTGGCTTCTATGGTGTCCCCTTCCACCATCACCATTGGTAAACCACTAAATTTAGTCATGGCTTTACCGCGTGCGGCCTGGGTGTATTTAGTGGGGTTTATGCCTTCGTAACGTCCAGAACGTCCACTGGCCTTCCAAAGAAATTCAATGATGGTGCTTTTGCCGGTGCCTGGTGGGCCGCTCATTTCAAAAAACGGAAACCAACCAAGGCGCTTGCGCAATTGCTCTGAATAAAAAGTGCCAAACCAATAAGCAATGGTTAACAGGCCGTTCATACCAAATGCGGTTTGGGCTTGGGCTAACCAATCAAGTTTGGCCACCTGGTCTGGCACCACAAATTCAATGTCTTTTAATGTGGTTTTGGTTTTTTTGTCCTGGTATTGCACCAGGCCAATTTCGTTAACTTCGATATAACGGCCATTCTTAAAACCGTACTTATCAAAAACATAGCCGCCAAACTCTGAGTCATAGCCCATGTAATTTAGGGTTTTTACTTCTTCACTGGCTTTTTTGTTATGAAACCAACCGTCATAAATAAATCTAAAATCTTTATCGTTTCCATAAAAGGCACCACCGGCGGCAATACCCACTAAGGCTTTATGAAAACCCTTTGGCCCTTCTAATGCGTTTTTGTCTAAGGTTTCTTGAACACGGGGCGCACCGTTTGAAAAATCAACACGAACAAAAAAACTTAGTTCGCGGGTTAACTGGTTGCGCTCTGCGTATAAGTACTGTGGAAAACATGGGCTAATTTTTTCAATGGTTGCATTGCTGGTGAATTGCCCAGGCACCGCTTTATGGTCAAAAAGGCTGTCTGGGTTTAGTTCTTTTAATTCATCTAGGTTTAAATCACTTTTACGTGTGTCTATTTTTACGCTGTATAAAGCACTTTTAAATTCGATGGTAAAAAAACGTAAACCCTTTTCACGAAAAAACACAAACGCTTTACGGTCTGGGGTTTTAGCCGCTTCTAATAAACCACGGTATAAGCAGCCATCAAAAAAGCGGCCGCTGTCTTTTGTTAATACGCCTTTTTTGTATAGGTCGTCCCAGTCGTCATACTCGCGGCCCGTAATGGCAAGCGTGGTGTTTTCGCCCATGTTTTCTAGGGTTTCACTGTGCTTGGCCATGTTCTCTAAGCCGGTTTTGTCAAAGTCCAAACCCCACACCCAGGTAATGTTTTTTCCCAGGTACGGTTTAATTGATTCACTTGGGAAATAACCAGCGGCAAACGTGGCGGCGGCTTTTACACCAGAAAAGTGCAAGGCGATTGCATGAAAAATACCTTCAACCAAATAAACCTGGTCGTGGTCTTCGATCACTTGCCCTGGTGGTGTCCACCAAAGCCCTTTTTGTAAGGTGCCGTTTAGGTCTTCAAAATCTGGGTGGTTGGTTGCTAATTTACGGCGCGAACCTGCCCAGTGGTGGCGGCGTTTGCCTTTTATTGGTTTTTCTATAAAACGTTCCCAAAATACATGGCGTTCGGCATCAACCAGAAAACGCACCGTGGGTGTGTTTACTTCATCTGTGGTGTTGTTAACTGAGTAATGCCCCTGGGTGAACCAATCGGCCATTTTCTCAATAGGAAAACCGCGCATATAACGCATGTAACCATCTGCACGGCCATTGGGGTTTTTGGGGTCGTTGCTTAATTCGTCTTTTAAGCCTTCTAGTATTTCTGGGTAAATAGCCTGGGTGCTTTCTTCATAACCACAATTATTGGCGCGGTTACATTTCACTTTCCAAGGGCGGGCAGGATTTACAAACAGCTCTTTTTTATTACAGCTAGGGCATTCACCTTTAATTAATTTTCCATTAGAGCGCTTAAAATTAAACTGGTTGTCATGCTCTAACGCCTGGCTTATTCGTTTTTGTAGTTCGCCGTCAAAATCATAGTGCTGCATGATTAAAGCCCCTTAACAATGTTGGCCGCGCTTTCACCTGTACGACTGGCCGCCAATAACTCTGGGTTCTGCTTTAACACCATGCTTTCAATGTCGCTGTCACGGTAACGAACCTGACCGTTAATTTTCACCGGCGCGGGTAGCTTTTCTTCTTTTTTCCATCGGTTGCCTGTGCTTAGTGAAACCCCCAATTTTTCGCACATGCCTTTAAATGTGTAATAAATCTCTGTTGATTTAATAACCTTATTAATTGAAACCAGCATATCTGGTAGTTCTAAACTATCGTTATTGGTAGTCATTTTGTTATTACCCCTGTAAACAGCTGTCTTTTTGTGTACTATTTAGGGGCTTTGGCACTCTATGAGCGCCTATGACACACTAAATAACTCAATTTCGAGTTATTAAAGACTATCACTAATAAGCTTGTCAACTCGTTTTCGAGTTATCGAGGAAAAAATGGCCAAACAAAATTTCATGGATGAATTGGATTTAAGCACCTTGCAAGGGCGTCTAGCTTTTGTTTTGAAGAGTGCTGGCCCTACTTTTGTTGCTAATAACACCAGCTTGAGCATTGCCACGGCTAACCGCCTTTCAAATCAAAAGGGCGGAACCACACTAGAATCGGCGGCTGAAATTGCCATGGTCACTGGGTTTGAACTCAAATGGATTGCATTGGGTAAAGGGCCACAAAAAATTGATAATGCCCTTTGGCAAGAAACAGAAACCCACCTAGAAATTGAAAAATTAGAATCATCACAAGAAATAAAAATTCGCTTTGCGCCCGATCTTATCGAGGATGAATTAAGCACCACCGCCGCCAATTGCCTGGTTTGGAAAATTGATTACAAAATCAATTTAGACAAGCTAGAAAAAAACACGGTTGTATTAATCGACAAAGCAGAAAAGCCAGGCAGTGGTTTATTTGTTGTTGAATTAGACGGGGAATACAAAGTGGCCGCTATACAAAAAAACCTAGACGGCACCGGAAAAGTAGAAACCGATTACACCAGGGATGAAGAAACCCTAAGCCGCGATAAATTAAAAGCGGTTTTAGATCATGTAAATATTGTGGGTAAAATCATTTATTCAGCAGGGCAAATTTAAGGGGGGTGATAAATGGCACGTTCTGAGTTTGCTAGGCGGGGTGATTCAATAATAGGTATTTTTCCGGATGATTTTGAGCGGGGGCATATTCCTGGCCGCCGTGGTACTCGCCGCACGCTATGCACTAAGCAAGATTTAGAAGGTTTAACCGATCTAGAAAAACAGAAACGCTTAGAAGATCTTTACTTGGCTAAAGAGTATGAACTTAAACAGCATAAGTTAGATCAACGCCTTAAAATAAAGGAAAAAAAACGCCTTAAAAAAGTTTCTGGGTTCTCCGAGGTTTCACATATTTGGTTAGATGAAGTCAAAGAAACCAAAAGTCTTAAAACCTACAAAGCCTATAAAAACTCTATTGACCTGTATCTTAAATTGGTTGGCAATCATCGTCTGGCTGAATTTGACCGCGCAAGTAATATGGAGTTTTTCAAGGGCTTGAAAAACTACAAAAAACAAACCTCAAAAAAAAGCTTTTCACCGGCAACCCAAAACATGCACATGCGCCAAGTACAGAATTTTATGAACTGGGCCTATGACAATGAATATATTGAAAAGCAATTTAATCTTAAAAAAGCAAAAGTCCCGCGTAAAGATATGGAAGTTTTTAGCATGGACCAGGTAAATCAACTGGCCCAGCACTTAGAAAATAAAGCCAAGCTTCCACCAGAAACCAGAAACCCACTAAGGCACCATAATTTATACCTGGCCTATTTCATGGCAAGGCACACCCTTTTAAGGCTTGGTCATATTTGGTCTTTAAAATTAGAAAACATAGATTTAGAGCGGGGCATTATTCGCATAACAGAAAACGAGGAACTAGGCTGGCACCCAAAAGGTTTGAAGTGGCCCAGCAAACCAATTAACAAAACCTTAATGGAGTTTTTAGAACACGACCTTAAAAACCGCCCCGCCTCCCATCGTTATTTTTTGGACAATGGCCACGGCCAGCCCTGGGTTAAACGGGTAGAAGTTATTTCAAAGAATATGCGCGAAGCCTGCAACGAAATTGGACTACCTAAAACAGTAAAACCATTTCATTGGGGGATTAGAGCCACGTTTATTACCTGGTTATTAAACAAAGGCGTGCCACCTGTACAGGTTCAACAACTGGCCGATCATTCAGATTTAGCAACCACCATGCGCTATTTCAACACCAGGGAATCAAGCCAACGCGCCGCCGCTGACCTATTAGGCTAGTGCAAGCCCAAAATGGCTAAAAGTGTCACATTTAGTGTCACAAATACAAAAACATACAACAACAACCAGTATTAATGGGACTTACAGCCCATTTTTTTTACCGCCTCCTAAGCGGCTGCTTCAGGTTCGAGTCCTGATGGGGAGACCATTTTTATCTCATGCAAAACCCTTCTGCACAAACCCCTCAATTTTTTCATTAGCTTTTAATTTGTT